ATAAGGGGACTTTTTGCTTCCCATTGTTTATAAGGAAATTAATCATTAACAACTTAAAAACCAAACAGTTATGAAAGCTAAATTCGTAAATCAATTCACTCGCACCGGTAAAGCTAATGCCAATGGTAAGCGTCCACCACTTTTGGATGAAAATGGTGAAGCAATTCAGAGTGCAAAGTACATCCTTGTAGTGGATGAAAATAGTGTTGAAGACGCAGAAATGCTTGACGCTTATCGCAAAGCCAATGCTTCTCGTTGGGATACTTTGGTTGATCCAAACACCGGTGATATCCTTTGGTATCCTTGGAGCTTGGTTCGTGAAGGTACATTCAATGTATCTATCTCTAAATCAGGCACTGTGATTCCGGAAGCTACCAAAGAAGCTAAGATGCTTCAAGAAGGTAAAGCACTTGGTAAAGGTGTTCAGCGCCAAATGGAAAAACTACTTGCCGAGCAATTGCTTGCTAAGTATGGTCTGGCTACCAAGGTAGAAGAGTAAGCACACACAACACACATAGGGTAAAACCTATGTGTGTTTTTTTTATTTTTTAAATACGCTTAGTGTCTATATCAATTTAATATCCACTCGATTTATCAATATATGCAAACTCTAACCTGTAATAAACAGGTTTTAACCACTCATGGTTGTCTCCACCCGGTGTTTTGCGAGACCAATCCACGGTAAAAGTGTACATTCTTTGCATATATTGATCTTAATTGTATAGTGTTTTAGTGTTATTTTAAGTAGTATCCACTCAAAAATAATCAATCAATTAGCTCAAGTTTTACTTTAAGTAAAGCTATTTAACTAATTGATAATGAGTGAGTTAAAGGATGTGAGAGACCAACTATCACACTTTTCTTAATCTTTGTAATTCACTCATCTTAGCTCTATTCGCGCCCGAAGCGCCATTATATAGCTAATTAACCTTAATACAGAAAAAACTCAATACCTTTCCAAGATGTTGAGGACACCAGTTTCTTTCACTTATCTTACTAGTAAGTCTATACCATAAGTACTATGTAAACCTGACTATGCCAATAGGCTTGAGGTTGCAGGCTAAGCCACATAGTTGTGTTTGGGTAGCAAGGTATTAAGGGCAATAGTGCCAGAAAGTTTTAGGTGTAAAACACAACCAATTCTTAATTAACTAACCTAAACCTATAATACTATGAAAGTTCTAATTAACAATTGTTATGGAGGATTTGGATTTTCTCATGAAGCCTGTAAACTGTGGCTTGAGAGAAATAATGTCTCTTTCTTAGAGACTGAGAATAAATACGGAGACCCACAATTTATTATTGACAATGACATCAGCTATGTTTCCAATCTTATCAGTAGAGATGATTCTACTATTATTCAGATCTTTGAAGAAAAGGGATCTGAGTTTGTCTCAGGGGAATGTGCCGAACTTATTCTTGTTGAGATACTTGATGGGTGTCAATATAGAATAGGGGAGTATGATGGTATGGAATACATAGACCAAACCTGGATTAAAGTTACCTTAGATGAACTTAAAAATGGTTTATCTCAGGAGCAACTTGATATGGTATCTAAGGGTTGTGATGTTGTCCTCAAGAAATCCTAATAAAAAGGTACGTTGTAGCTGAAATAACGGTTAAAGCTACAAAAAAATTAACCTAAACTATAAAACATGAAAGAATTTAAAATTTGGTTGTTATCTTTAATATTTTTCTGGTTACCAATTGTTCCAATATTATATATTGATCCAATTACTCCTGGTATCCCATCAAAATATTCAATTCCATCAGAACTTTATATTAGCTTTTTTTCAGGCATATGTTTATTTGCTTTTATGTATGCTTGTTATATTTTAGCTAAATGGTTCTTAAATGAAGATTAAATATTAACAATTAATACTAAAACAATGGAAAACAAAGGAAACCAATGTGAAATGGGTATTTGCTCTAAATGTGGAGCACAACAATTTTTAAGTTACAAATACTGTAATTATAATGGAGTTTGTAATGGTAAAATTATACCAATTGAGAGTAAAGAAAACCATGTACAAAGATTGTACAGTGGTCGATATAATTCTTATGCTGAATGGAATGGTTCAGCTTGGGAAGATAAATCTGTTTCTAGTGCTTATTTCTATTCATTAGAAAAAGCAGCTAATAATGGATATTATCCTATAGTGAATTTGAGAAGAAATGAAGCTCTTGAATGGTGGAATAAATTGAATGTTATTCAACAAATGAGATATGCTCAAAATCACTTTACAAGAGATGATTCTGTTAATTTAACAGGTAGAGAGATTGAAGAGATTTGGAATAAAGAAGTTAATGGTGCTAAAGTATCTGAATTAATGGGATACAATAAACCTAATCAAAAACAATTCAAACCAAAATTCTCTACAGATAGTGAAAAGGTAGAAAATGTAATAAAGCATTTTAATAAAAAACAATTCAAAGAATTTAATGCTGAATTGTTTAAAGCTTATATTGATAAGTTTTCTCAAGAACATAAAATAAGTATGTTGCAAGTTCTTATTGACGACTTAAATGTTAGAGCTTTAGTTGATAAATCATTACGTTCTTAAAAAATAACTCTAATCCAATTGCGGGTAACTATCAGATTGAAACTATATCTGATTACTAGTAAGTCAAGGGGGTGCAACCCTTGTGAAAGTTTAATCTAATTACAACAAAGTCAAAAGCTCGTACTGACTCTTAACTGAGAGGTACATGTATACTAGAAGGCAGGTGAAGCCCCTGAAGTTGTAATTAGATTTTTAATGCACCACAACTCACGTAGCATAAGCAACTTGTATAAACTCCGACCTCCGGTTCCCATGTGGGTTAAGAAGGTGCAAGATGTGAAACTACCTGATTAACAAGATAGACGGCCTTACCGAAAGTGATTTAGTTCACGGGTTAATCCTTGAGTTAATCAGCTCCCAATCTGAAATATGGTTGGGAGCAGGGTGGTTTTATTTGTTTAATCAGTTCCCGTTTTGTATATTTGTATCATGAAGATGCATATATACATATTAAAAGATCCTGTAACTCATGTTGTAAGATATGTGGGACAAACTAATGATATCAAGAGAAGACTTGATAGACATGTACAAAATTCCAAGAACTTGAAGGATAAAAGACATGTAAGTAATTGGATTAGGAGTCTTAGTAGCAAGCCAATAATGGAGGTTATAGATACTTGTGATTATTCAGCACGTAACTCTAGAGAGTTATATTGGATAGATTATTATAAACAGTTAGGAGCTGACTTGTGTAATCACTCATTTGGAGGTGCTGGTGCAGGTATTGGTAATACTAATTGTGTGGGCAGAGTGTTATCAGATAATACTAAATCTAAACTTAGAAAAGCAAATAAACAGTCTAGAAAGACTATACATATAAGTACTGGTAGAACATATCCCAGTCTTAAAGAAGCTTGTACTGATCTTAATATTGCTTATGTAAATGAGTTTACTAAGCTTAAAAGAGGTACAAGTAAAACCTTTGCATATTTACCCTAAAGGGTGAGCAGTTGTAATGGAGTGGGATATTGTACCCTAAAAAGAATAAGAATTATGACAGCGTATGGTCCTCTAATTACATTCAAGGGAGATATGCACATTACAACTGAGTGCAGAGGGGTAAATACACAGAAGGTTTGAATGTACCTTGAAAAAAGATCACAAGTTCCTGGTTTACCAGGCTCCAGTGTGAGATGTGTATTTTTTATTTTAACTACCTAATCTAAAATAAACTATGAAAACAATTCTCTATTTAGTACTATTAGTTGCTGCATGCTCTTGTGCTACCAGCAAAAAAAGTAGAAAACCACAAGGAAAACTTGTAGGAGTAGGAATCATAACCAAATAATCAACTCTAAAAACCAAATCAACTATGTTAGAAAAAGTAGAAATCATTGAGCTTTTAGCTCAGTATCACAAACAAGTTTCAAGTGACCCGGTGGATTACTTTATGATAGATGAGTTCTTTAAAGAATTTATGTGTGATAAAGAAAACTCCATAGAAAACTCCTATAAGGTGGAGTTTAACTTTGATGATCTTTAAAAAAACAGGTTTCATAGCGATTACCTGGTTTTAGATGGTGAATTAGGGGGAGCTTTATAGCTCTCCCTTTTTTACTTTTGTAAATCATTAACCACGTAGCACTTTTACTTGTGTGATAGCTGTAATAATGTGGGTTCAACTCCCTCCGTGGTTACTATCATCTTAGTATTCCATCTTTTACTAATATTGCAAATTGAAACAACTACTGATTAACACTAAACAGTAACTACAGGGGTTGAAAAGCCTATAGTAAAGAAATAGATGTTACCTCACAGTCTAAGATGTTGAGTGGTTTAGGGTTGAGAATGGCACTTAGAGCCTAAGTAGTTGTTTCTTTAATTGTATTTTATGAAAAAGTGTGGTATATACAAAATAACAAGTCCAAGTGGTAAGGTTTATATTGGACAGTCTGTAAATATACAGAGAAGATTTTCTCAGTATAAAAGACTTAAATGTGAAAAGCAACCTATTCTTTATAATTCACTTTTAAAGTATAGTGCTGAAGCTCATATTTTTGAAATAATTCAAGAGTGTACAGTAGAAGAATTACCCAAACTTGAACAAATGTATATCGTTCAGTATAACTCATATCAAAAGGGCATGAACTGTTCTCTTGGTGGAGAAATACCACCTTCAATTTTACCTGAAGTAAAGCTTAAACAAAGTATAACACGCAAAGCAAAGTTTAAAGCTGGTACACTAGTAAATCCTATGCAAGGTAGAACTGGAAAACTCTCTGGATTTTATGGTAAAAAGCATAAACTTGATAATCTTAGTAAATTTGGTAGAGCTGGTTCTAAAAATCACAAGTCTCGTAAAGTAACATGTAATAATACTGATAAGACTTGGGACAGTGCAAGAAAAGCTTGGTTAGAATTATACTCTACAAAATATTCTTACAATTACTTTAAGTGTATGCTTTCTGGACATAATATCAATAAAACCACTCTTTCTTATGTCTAACTATTAGAAGGCAGTAGTTGTTTCATAATTAATAATCTGGGGTAGAAAAAATATAGTTGTGTAAAATTATCCACCTTAACAGTTTCTAAAAGTAGACTGCACAAAGTTGACGCATTTTAGAATATGCAGATTATTAAAATAGTCAGGTGGCGGAATGGTAGACGCTATACGTAGATAACAACCGATAATCAATAGGGCGTGTTATCATACAGGTTTGAATCCTGTCCTGACGGAGTAAGCAGGTAGAGAGAATAGAAATATTCTCTTTATCTCTTACTTTTTAAACAAAAGGTTCGTATATTTGTGACTACAAAATATACAATCATGGAAAGATTCTTTAAAAAAGTACAAAAAACAGATACCTGCTGGATATGGATAGCTGGAACTAGAGGTAAAACAGGGTATGGTGCATTTAAAATAAATGGTAAGGTAGTAGACTCTCATAGAGTTTCTTATGAGTTACATAAAGGAAAAATACCAAAAGGCATGTATGTATGTCATGCTTGTGATAACAGAAAGTGTGTTAATCCTGAGCATTTATTTTTAGGGACACCAAAAGATAACTGGCAAGATGGATTTGATAAAAGTAGAATAAAGTTATTGGGAGGGATTAATACTGAAAAATTAAAGAAACATCCAAGTAGAGGTGCTTATTTAAGAGGATGTAGATGTAATGAATGTAAAGCCATACAAAATATGATGATTAAAAAATATAGGGATAAATTGAAAAACAGATAATCCCGTCCTGACTACTAACTTAAAATACTATGAAAAACATACCACAAGAAAAAATAACATGAAAACAAAATCAAAGCGAAAGAAAGTAAAGATAAAGCTCATTGATGCATATAAACAGTGGATGTCATCCGGTGAAATGACACCGATAGGAGATGATGATCCACTTTATTTGGGATTATGTAATGCTGTTTTATATAACAAAAACATAAGAGGATACAACAGAATTTTCTCTATGATTGAGCCAACTTCGGATGAAAGTTTTAATCTTTTTAACGAAGGATATTCTAGCATTATGTGGGGATGTGGTATGTCCTATGATTATTATCTTTATTGCAGAGAATCAAAAAGTAAGAAAGGTAAAAAACTTTCTTATAAGGAATATGAAAAAGAAAGATCTTACGGTTTCACTGATCTCAGACAAACAATAGTCTGCCTAATAATGGCAATCAAAGGAGAAATTTAACATTGCTTGGGTAAGCACCTTTAGCTCAGTTGGTTAGAGCAAAACACTCATAATGTTTGGGCCGAGAGTTCGAGTCTCTCAGGGTGCACTAACTTAATTTATTAACCTATTCAAAAACAAAAATAACATGACGAATATGTTAGCAAAAGCTATTGCAATAGCAGCATTAGCACATAAAAATCAAGTAGATAAAGGTGGTAAACCTTATATCCTTCACCCACTATGGGTAATGGATAGAGTAAGACATCTAGGAGAAGATTACATGATTGTAGCAGTACTACATGATGTAGTTGAAGATTCTAAAGATTGGTCTTTTGTAGATTTATCCAAAGAAGGGTTTAATCAAAATGTAATGTATGCACTTAGTTTACTTACACATAATCCTGATATTTCTTATGATGATTACATTAAGGCTATTGCTTTAGATCCTATTGCAAAAGCTGTAAAGCTCCGGGACCTAGAACACAATACTAAAATTACAAGACTAAAAGGATTAAGAAAGAAAGACTTTGATAGACTTGAAAAGTATCACAGAGCTTATACTTATCTTTTAGATTAACTAGTTAATATGAATAAGCAAGATAAAAAACTAAAGCTTAAGCAGCAGGATAAAGAGTATAAATGGAACCCAAATCCCTATTACCGCACTAAAAAACAACTCAGGGAACTGCTGATGGCATATTCTATCGAAGATTATTCTAATATGCTTAGTATGGGTATACGTACATATGGTGCATATGTATCTGATGTCATACTCTACTTAAGAGAAAAGAATATCATTGATAATCATGAAGTAAACACTCTTATAAAGATGGATAAATCAGAACTTATTGATGATAAGGTAATGGCTTTTGCTATAGTTAAAGCCCACTATACTAAGTATAAGAACAGATTTAAGTAATTAGGGTATGAGATACCTATAGGATGTTAGCTCTCCTTCATAGTTAGACTAGTAAAACTAATAGTGGAGTCAGGACCAGAGTATATCTCGAACACACTTGATGAAGGACCCTCATGGGGAAAAACTCATGAACTGGATGAGCCCTGTACAGTAGCCAAGGTTATGAGGGTAAGACCTTGCGGGTACTTTAGCTAATGAAAGAACCTGAAAATATCTAGTCACTGGAATCTCAAGTGGCGCTTAATTCTCCCTGTAGTTTAACTGCATAAAACAGCGTCCTTCTAAGACGTAAGAGTAGAGGTTGGAATCCTCTCAGGGAGACACATTATTCTATTATCAATACTTATAAAAACAAATATAATTATGAAAACGAAAACAAAAACATCAATTTACCACAGAATCTTTCATTTTACTTATAGGATTAGAAAGAAGTGGTCAAAACGTAGCGTAAACTTTAAAATGCAAGACGTTCACAAAGTAATTAAAATGCAGGACAAGTTATTTGTTAGTAGTATGATTTTTGAGAAGCTGAAAGGGCTTCCACAGGCATAGCAGGTAACTATCGGCTTTGCGCCACGAATACACGCCTATCCTCTGATGGTGGATAGGGAAACAAACTAAAACAGAAACAATGAGCGATTATCAAGAATTGTTAAGGCTTGAAATTCAAGCACACCAACACACTAAAGAATTTCTAACTCAAAGAATACAGGAATTAGAAAAAGCGTTGAAAGATATTAATAACGCGTCTTACAATCTTGAATCTTTAACGGCATTAAACGTAATTGATGACATAGTTGCCGATGTAATGAATAATCCAATTCCTAAACATGAGAAACAATGAGCGACAAATTTTCAGTATTATGGCGAACACACGAATATTTTTTGGGAACTTGACGGGCAATATTTTCATAATGTTATTATGACAAATGGCTCAGACCAAAGCAAACAGGCACGAATATTAAGGGCAAGAAAAGATGAGGCACAGAAAATGAAATTAAATACCGAAAACTTTAAGTCTACCACTGAACTGGGCAATGACGCAAAACGTGTGTTACCTGCCGTTACATCTGAAATGAAGAAATTTGCACAAGAATATTCTTTGTGGACGATTACTTACGGGCAGGTTTACTTAAATGCGTTGTCGCCAAATTTCACAATGGACGACCCAATGGAAATATTCTTGTCAAAATACTATGGTAAGGATTGGGTTAATGGTCTTGTCAAGTAATGGCAGGTAACGTTTTGCAGATAAGCGAAGGCACAAATAGCGTTGCATTGTGCGGTGGGATTTGGGCTTTTGCTTATGTGCTGTTAGCAGTAGGTTTTTTTAACTAATCATAAATTTAAAACAAATAAAAAAATGGAAAAAGTAATTAGAAATGGAAAAGTTGCCGTGCTTATATCACACGGTTTTGGTGCAGGTTGGTATTCTTGGAACACAAAACATGAGCAATTATTGTTTCATCCTAAATTGGTTGAAATGGTTGAGCAAAATAAGAATGAGGATATTGACAATGAATGGGTAAAAGAGAATTTGGGCATTGATATTTATGCTGGCGGTTCTGATGGGTTGTCAATTCATTGGCTTCCTGTTGGTACAGCTTTTCAAGTTGAAGAATACGATGGTTCTGAAAGTTTAAGAACTATTGATGATTTGGGCATTATCGCATAAGGTTTCTGAAACTGATTGCTAACTATCGGCTTTGCGCGTATTCATGTAGAAGAGCTATACTAATAATCATAATGCTTCACTTAAATAGTGGTACAAAAACTAAAAAGATTAACAATGAAACAAACATTTTATGCACTGCTTTTTATTGTAGCTTTCTTTGTGATTGCTGCATCAATGACTTCATGTAGAAGTACAAATCATTTTGATAGAATGAATAAACATAATCACCGGTGCTTAGTGAAGCATGGTGTGAAACATGTAAAAACTAAGGCAATTAATAATTGTCCAATATGGACATCTAAAACCAAATAAGCTATGCACTATACAGCAGGTGAACTTAAAGATCTTCTCATGTATGCTCTTCAAAAATATGAAGAAGATTTAGAAATTACTCCTGAAGCAACATCAATTATTAATAACTGGGTTATGACAAAAGGTGATGAAATAATTGAATCTCATTACTATTATCTGCAATATCTAGGTGAACAAGCAGATAGAGCTAAAGGTATAGAACAAGGCTATGACAACAATAGATATTAACGTAAATGTATCTAAAGATGAGCTAATTAAGATTATGGAGGGTGTGCTTAGTGCGCACCCTCATAATACTATATTAGCCAGGGTAATTGTAAACAATCTAACAAAAAGCCCAGTAGGTATAAGTCAACTGGTTAAGGGTCTTGTTGGTTTAGAAACCACAACCTATTTCAAGGTAGATGATGTAATAACTGTTCCCTTTAATAAACTACCAACTTGGAGACTAAACGAAAATAGAATGAGAGAAGAAGGTATGCTCTTTCAGGGTAGAATTGAAGCTACTATATTAAATGTAGATCTTTATGATTCAAGTCCTCTCACCATAGAGTATGAAATATATGACAATGACGATAAGAGAACTAAGGATAATTTTCGCGTAGGGTTAGATAAAGTATATCTATCAGACAAAAATGACATAAGTTTAAGTGATGAATAGTAAAGAGGATAAGAATAAGAAGCGGTATGTATATCTAGATAAGTATTTAGAGCACAAGAAGAGTATTGAAGATAGACTGCGTTTACTAGGTAAAGTAGTATTTTGGCTAGGATTTACAGTAGTTTGTACTTTTCTCCTAAGCTTAATTAATACATTCTATTAAGTAATGCTCAAAAATAATCTGTTGATAGTTTAGTAGAAGTCTGTTACTATCATCATTCTGTTTATTGTATGTATTAAAATTTATCTATATTTGTATATGTTTGTTTGTCAATATGTTATACCAACTCCCAAACGGGAAGGTTATTCACCTTTCTATAGATCAGTATCTCTCACTCACTGACGAAGATATTCAATATCTAATCAGTATAGATTATGGAAATGTAATACATTCTCCATGGGTAGACTCATCTATAAGCTCTGGTAATAAAAAACATATTGATGAAGATAATGAAAACGATGAGTCAATAGACTTTCAATTTGAATCTGATGAATTGCACATAACAAATGAGCAACCTATGTCAGATCAGGAGATAATAGATAATCTAGAAGCTCCAGACCCCAATTTTTCAGAATAATAGCGCCATTCTAGATAAGGTGCATTAGATAAGAAAGAGAGAGACTAAATGAGTCGACTCTCTTTTTCTTTTTATATATACGACTCACAAAAACAATTCAAAAATCAATTCAATGAAAAATCAAGTAGTAGTCACAGGTGACGCAGCAGGTAATGTAATCATTACATCAGCAAACAATCCAGAATATGGATTTATTCGCGTAGAACAATCTCGCATGTTAGTAGATGATCGTGGTTGGGCTCGTAAGAAAACAGTAAGTGCACTTATTCCGGGTAAAGTAGAAGACTTGCAAGGATTTGATTGGTCTGCAGGTGAAGTGGTATCTGGTAAAGTGGTTGTAGAAGAATCACTTACACCATTCAATACTCAAGATCCAGATCGTGATCTTAAGATTGCAGGTGATACAGGTGTAATTTGTACTTTTGAGAATAAACCAATTTATCGCAAAACTCGCTACAGCATTGACGCTAATAGCTCTGATACATTTATCAAGCACGATAATGTTGATGAGATTCGCGCTGCTCAGCAAGTTATGACTGAAGCTCTTAAATCAGCACAGAGCCAAACAGCTTTTAATTAATCTATGTAAATATATAATAAGGGGAGGAGAAATCTTCCCCTTATTTATTAATCTAAAACCAATTTAAGATGAAACATGTAAAGCAAGTGTATGAACAAGATCCATACAACTCAAGACAAAACTTCTTATATAAACGTGCCCTGATTGGTGTGGGTGTTTATAGTAAAGAAGAGATCAATGAAATGAGCAATGATAAGCTCAAAAGAATTAATAAAATCCATCGTAAGACTCAGACTATCCTGAATTTGTGGAAGCAAGAGATACTTACATCTAAAACCAATACCATGATTAAAAATGTTTTTGGTAATGCAAAGTATGGATTGCTAATAGAAATTTTAGACAATACTTTTATTGATAAAGACTTTATTTGTACCTTGTCATTTAAAGATCTTGGTATAACAAAAGCTCAGATCATCAATAGACTTATTGTAGAAAAGATTCTTCCTAAGAATTTTCACGAATTAAAACCAACTGAACATGCAAGTAGAATTTCTTGTTAATGGAGGTGTGTCTCTGTTGTTCTCACCTGAGAATGAAATGGAAGAGGCCCTGCTTAAGCAAATGATGAAACAGGATAATGAGCTTACTGAGATTCGATCCACTGTAGTTGTTCTAAATAAAACATTTAGAGCTGGTGTATTAGTTCACAGTAAACTTAAAAAACCTGAATTAGATGCAGAGCAAAGCTAAAAAATGTAGTAAATGTGGTAAACTTAAACCTATTTGGAAGAGTCAAGGGAGAGAAAAACTTTGTAAATCTTGCTGGAGTTGCCAATCTGGTAATAAAGGTATAAAACCAACAACAAAGCGTATCTCTCCCCGATCTTCTAAAAGAGTTAAGCTAGATAGTGAGTATAGCAAACTAAGATTAGCATTTCTATATGCTAACTCTATGTGTCAAGCTCACTTACCTAACTGTGGAATACAAGCCACAGACGTACATCATAAGTATTCAGGTAAAAACAGATCACAATATTATTTAGATGTAAATACTTGGATGGCTATTTGTAGAAATTGTCACAGATGGATTCATGATAATCCAAAATCCGCAAAAGAACTTGACTACTTAAAATAAATGGTGTATATTAGTAGAATAATACTACTGATATGCATCAAGATAATTTTTATGTTTATACTCACACTAGATTAGATACCGATCAGGTGTTTTATGTTGGAATAGGTAAAACTCCTAAACCAAATAAAGTATGGAAACATAATACTAAATATTCTAGAGCTTATGAAAAAGCTAAAAGACATAAGTTTTGGAAAAACGTAACTAATAAAGTAGAATATAAAGTTGATATAGTTTATGAATCCTCTAATGAAGAGATAGTTAAACTTAAAGAAATAGAACTTATTTCTTTATATGGTAGAAGATGCTGTGATGCTTCGGGTACTTTAGTAAACTTTGACCCAGGAGGAGGTAGAGCAGGAGGACCTAGATCTTATGGTATTAAGATTAATCAACTTGATAAAAATACTAAAAATGTTATTAAAGTTTGGAATGAATTAAAAGATATAGAAGCTGAGTTAGGATATTTAAAAACAAATATCATAAAATGTTGTAGAAAAAAACAAGTTACAGCTTATGGATATTTATGGGAATATACTAATGATAGATCTTATGATCATATAAGACCTACAGCAGCTAGAAAAAAAACAAATAATAATAGAGTAGGTCTTACTGTTACTAATAAAATAACAAATGAAAAAATATTTTTTAGAAGTATCGGAGAAGCATCAAAAAAAATGCAATATCACAGAAGTACAATACAAAAATACTTATCAAAAAAAAATGAGAATAAGACATTTGTTTTTGAATGGAATAAATGGACAAAATAAAAAAACTTCTCAGGATAGACTAGTAAATAACGAAGAAGGAGATTAACCAGGTGTGTGGCGAGATGGAGATCTTAGGTACCTTTTATTGTAAGGGTATTTGCTTACCTAAGTTTTTTCCCGACACACTTGGTTATAATTTAATTACTATGAACAGTATAGAAAAATACAATGAGATCATAGATGAATATGGTTCATGGGAAGAATATCTAAAACAAACCAACATGGGAAGAATGAAAGAGCTCTATATGGAGCAACAACAACTAGAAAATTTACCAGCTATGAATTTTATGTTAGAAGATCTCAAAAAAGATAACAAAGAACTGCATAATCTTATGCAAGGTGTTGCTATTAACTATAATAAAGTAATAGATGAGACCTCCACTTATACTAGAGAAGACTTCTTTAGTGATTTAGAATATATTCTTGAAAGATTCCAAAACTTAAACTAATGAGTAAAGACAAGATTCAGGACGAAGCTCTGACTGAATTGTATAAACATAAGAGAGCGGGTGTAGGTGTATCAGTTGGAGTTGGTAAAACTTTAATTGGTCTTAAGCATATGGAGCATGAGTATACAGATATATTCAAAGCTCTTGTTGTAGCACCCAAGCTTTCTATTTTCCAATCATGGAAAGATGAAGCTGCTAAATTTGGTAAGAGTTATCTACTGGATCATATTGACTTTACTACTTATTTATCATTAGATAAACAGAGTTTGGATTATGATGTAGTTTATTTAGATGAGTGTCATAATCTATTGTTTTCACACGACTCCTGGTTATCTAATTATAAAGGTAAGATTGTAGGACTCACGGGTACTCCACCAAAATATAAAGTATCAGAGAAGGGTAAGATGGTAAACAAGCATTGTCCTATTGTATATACTTACATTACAGACGATGCTGTAGAAGCTAAGATTCTCAATGACTATAGAATTATAGTGCACACTTTACCTTTAGATACAAGGAAGAATATGCTGGTGCAAACTAAGAATAAGTCTTGGTATGCATCAGAGTTAGATAACTATAGATACTGGACTAATAGAGTACAAAGTGCAAGCTCCGGTAAAGAGAAGCAGATAACTAGTGTAATGAGAATGAAAGCTATTATGACTTACAAGAGTAAGGAAGAACTAGCAAAAGAAATTATCTCATATACTAATGAAAAGCTTTTAATCTTTGCCAATACTCAGGAGCAAGCAGACATGTTATGCTCTGATAGTTATCATAGTAATAATTCTTTATCAGAAGATAACCTTCAGTGGTTTAAAGAGGGTAAGATAACTAAGTTATCATGTGTATTACAATTAAATGAAGGGGTAAATATACCCAACCTAAAATGTGGTCTTATTCTTCATAGCTATGGTAATGAGCGCAAGCTTAAGCAGAGGTTAAACATACCTGACCTCTTTAAATTCCTTTAATTCAGGGAAACCTTAACAAGTAAAGTTGAAGGCAATCCTGAGCCAAGTCTTTTTAAAAGAAAGGTGCAGAGACTATCTAGAAATAGAGTACGTGTAACTAGCTATTACATGGAAACGGGGAATATTTGCATAATTAAATATTTTTATCTACTGGTTATAAACTAGTATATGCAAATAAAGATATAGTCCAATCCCTACAGAAATGTAGGAGTTCAACATTAAAAGCTTTTGTTGGACAAACATATGCCTAGAGGTAGGCTGCTTAGACTTAACCCTGATGATACAGCTACTATACATATCCTATGTTATAAGGATACAGTAGATCAGAAGTGGGTACAAGAAGCATTAGAAGACCTGGATCAAAACAAAATAACCTGGATTTAAAAAACTCAAAAAACCTTAGAGACATGAAAGCAAATCAATATGCTATAGAAAAAGTAAACATTTCTAAACTTCTTACATTTCCATTCAATAGAAATCTTACAGAAAAACAAGTAAGATCTTTAATGAATGCTATTACAGTTTCTGGAATACTTAGAATTCCTGTATTTGTAAAAACAAAATCTATTACAGGCAGACTTGAATATTATATTCTTGATGGTCAACATCTTATTGAAGCATGTAAAAGACTTGATATTGATTCAATTAAAGGTATTGTAATTGATTGTGAATCTCTTTCAGAAATTGTAAATATGATGGCTATGCTTAACAATGTTAATCAGAGATGGACTTTGATTGACTATGTTAATTCATATTGTGGTACAGGTAATGAAAATTATTTTAAACTAAAGAATCATGCAATTGCAAATGGTCTTAGTGTGGCTATATCTGCAAGTATTCTTTCAGGTGTTACTGTATCAGGAAGAGGTTGTGATACTGTAAAGAATGGTGAGTTTAAAATCACTGAAGTAGAGCATAATAAGATCACTCAGAATCTTCTTGAAGTATCTTCATTAGTAAAAACAAATAGTGCAAAGTTTCATAGAGCATATCTTGCTTTCTACAGATCTCTTAATGGTAAGTATAACCATAAGAGACTAATGGATAAAATTAAAGACAATAAAAACTTTAAGAATATTCCACATGATTCAGGATATATTTATGACTTGATTCACAAAACTTATACTGGAAAATGATAAAGTATTCAGTTGAAACTGAAGAAGAAGTTCAGGTAGACTCCTTAATCAAGGAGTTACTTGAACCTTCTAAGGCTATAGTATTATGGAATGATGACCATAATACATTTGACCATGTAATTCTCTGTTTAATGAAGCATTGCGGTCATAGTATGGTACAAGCAGAGCAATGTGCTATGATTGTGCATAACAATGGTAAGTGTTCTATTAAGCAAGGAAATATGAAAAAGCTTAAACCTATTAAAGAAAAGCTTGAACAAGAAGATTTAACAGTAACTATTGAATAATCATGGTACCAAAAGAAAAAGCAAATGAACTTGTTCAACTATTTACATTTAGTTGTAGAGAGTGTGACAATGCAAAAGAATCTGCATTGATAGCAGTAGATGAAATCATAAAAGCAATCAATTTTGATTGGATGGATGTACAAAACCTAGAGTCTGAACATAGGTATTGGCAAGAAGTTAAACAAGAAATAGAAAAACTATGAGCTTAATAATTAGAATAATAGCATCACCGTTTGTATTGTGCCTTGCAATTACTGGTAAGATATTTAATGCGTTTTATATTACATACTTATTCATAAGATATGGTGGTGAATGGCTTACATATACTAAAGAGGATAAGGCACGAATATCATCCATATATGATGAGTTAGTAAAACAACGAGAAAAAAACTATGAAAAGACTTGTTGAATTTATTAGAGTATCAAAGTATAGATTGATTGAGTTCTGGTCTTATACTATATGTGGTATAGAGTTTTATAGAAATTATTCAAGATTTTATTGGAGGAATAAAAATGGAAGTAACACTTGACAAAGAAGACTTTATTAACATGATCTGTGGTACAGATCCTAGTGTTAATATGCAAAAATACTTAGAAGATTTTGCTAAGTTTGATGAAGTAACCGGGTGGCGCTTTGACAGACTCTATCTTAAAAAGCTATCTCGCTCAACTTTATATGACATTTATCTAAGTATTAAAACCTGGAAAGATGACTAATGGTACTATAGTAGCCCAAGTATTAGATGATAAAGATCTATTTGAGGGTATGCAAGTAGCTGTGTATGACCCTTTTAATGCTGCTTATGTAGAAATATCTAAACTATCACATATAGTTAAAGACCAGTGGATTACAGATGCTGGTACTAAAGTTAAATATGATTGGGAATTACATGAAATTGTAATTGTTGATAGCGATTTAGAAGCAATTCTTAGAGATAAAGACTGGAAGATAGGTATCAAATTGCTTAATCAAAACAGCAATTATGAATTCAATGCTCTGCCTTTTAAAGAAGGTCATTACCACGTGGAGTGTCAGTATTGTAATAGTCACTTCGAAGCCAGTAGATCTCAAACTCTATGTGAATCATGCTGCTATAAGTTTGGTACAGCTACCTTATTAATTGACCAAGAAAATAAACCTAAAAAGTTTAAACCAACCAAAGAAAAATCTATACCTTTATCTGAAGTTAAAGCTATGTTATCTGAAGCATTTGATGCTGGAAGATATAGTAAATTTGACTTTGAGGATTGGATTTTTAGACAAAATCTATAATATGCCACAGACAGCGCTTACAATTAAAGACAAGAACATAGTGATCATCACACAGCAGTTTGATGAGGAGCTATCTATTAATGCCTATAGTGCAGATCATAACTTCATGCCTCTTGGTGAACCAGTATTAAGCTCATTAAAAATTAATGAAGAAGAGTATCATAAGACTCTTAGAGCTGATGCTAATGTTCATGGTCATTATGTAAAAGGATACTCTACTAATCCTGAGTGGAATCCTGATTATAATGCTGAGGATCAAGCAGTTATTGAAAAAATTATATCTGAAGAAGAATGATGCCTTTCAGAGTCATATGTATAAATGACTCAGATAGACCAGAGTCTATCCCAACAAGATCATGGGTTAAAGTAGAAACTATCTATACTGTTGTACAGGTAGATAGATTACATATGCAAGGAGGAACTATAGGGTATAAGCTATATGAAATAGACTTAGACCCTTACTTCCCTTACCAATACTTTGGTGCCTGGAGATTTGCTATAATAGCAGATGATCTTGAGAATATGGAAGAGCTAGATCAAATAATAGAAAAACTTGCAGAAGAAGCTCTTAAAAAAGAAGTTTCTTTAGTAGAACCAGCCTAATTAACTTATGGATATTACAATGTGTTTGTAGCAGATATTATGTATATTTGCTACAAACATCTTGTTATGAAATATTATAAGCAACTTCCAAATCAAATAGTAGGTAATCATAATATTATCTATCTATATGATATAGCACCTAGCTACTATAAAAAAACAAAAATAAGAATGGCAGAATTTAAATGTCATTGTGGTAAGCAATTTAATACAAGGGTGGTTGATGTTGTAAATAATAAAAGAAAAAGTTGTGGATGCAAGAAAGGAAACAAACCTTTCATATATAATGAAGGGGACATCATTAATGGAATAAAATTTATAAGAAGCTGCGGTACATATAAGCATGCTCAAAGAGCAATATTTGAATGTCCTATTTGTAAAAAACACTGGGAAAGTCTTATAGGTAATATACAAGCTGGTCACACAAAATCATGTTGTAAAGTTAAAAGAGGATGGTCAAGATCACAGTGGAAAAGACTGGCATCTACAGCTTACTTGTATAAAGTAAGGCTTTATAATGATACTGAGACTTTTATTAAAATAGGTATTACTACAAGAAATCCTAAAAAAAGAATGACTTATATTCCTTATAACTATGAAATAATTAAAATTATAGAAGGTGAGTCAGGATATATCTATGATCTAGAAAATAAAACAAAAAGACTATTTAAAAAGTACAAGTATAAACCTTTGATTAATTTCAAAGGAGAAACTGAATGTTACATATTTTAAAAATAAAATCAAATGGATATAACCCTTTGTGAAGGTACTAATTGTCCTCTTAAAGATCAGTGTTTTCGTCACACTGCAAAACCTAGCGAATATCAATCTTATTTTACAGTAGTACCGTTTAAGATTAAGAACAATGAATTTAAGTGCCACTATTTATGGACAGATAACAATGAAGCTGTTATAAATAATATTAACTCTATTCTAAAAGGTGAAGGAGATAAATGAGCACTAAGTTTGTTAAACGCAAATCCTTAGTCATAAGAGAATCCGGTAGATCAACTGATTATATTAGTCCGAGCTTCGGCCACGGGTGCTTAGGTTTTAACTGTAGTTACTGCTACATGAAAAGGCATAAACCTACAGGTTTAACAGTAGCAACCAACACAGAAGACATACTCACAGCTATCGATCATCACGCCTGGTTTGCTACAGTAGACAAGCCTAATCAAACCCACGAGGAGTTTGTTACCTATGATATCTCTTGCAACGAAGACTTCGCTTTACATCTGAAGTATCACGAGTGGAAAAAGATCTTTGATTTTTTTAAGACTCACCCTATAGCAATGGGGAGCTTTGCTACTAAGTATGTAAACCCAAAGCTCTTAGACTATGATCCAGAAAAAAAGATCAGGATCAGATTCAGTCTTATGCCGGATAAGTACTCCCGGATACTTGAGCCTAATACCTCACCCATAGATCTAAGGATTAAAAGTATAGACCAATTTGTAAAAGCAGGATACGAAGTACACATCAACTTTAGTCCTGTTATTGTAACAGATGATTGGTTAGTAGAGTATGGAGAACTGTTTAGACAAGTCGCCGCCGGGGTAGAAAATAAGAAAAAGGTAAAAGCTGAAGTTATCTTTCTTACTCATAATGAGGATAAGCACAAACATAATCTAAACTTCGGTCTAGGAGGTGAGGATCTTTTGTGGCGCCCAGATATCCAAGAGTCAAAAATATCTCAGTATGGTGGAGAAAACATCAGATATAAACATGATCTTAAAGCTCAGTATATTAAAGAGTGGACTGAGCTACATGATCAGATAATTCCTTGGAATACAATTAGATACATATTTTGATATGGATAGAGAAATTACAAGAGCTTTTAATGATATTAATAGTGCTTTAACCACTCTTGAATCAGAAATAGAAGATAGGGATAATCTTATAGCTACACTTAAAACAGAGATTGCTTCTTTAGAATCAATGCTAGAAGAGCGCGATGATTATATATCTGATATTAAAGAAAAATTAGCACATGTCAAACTCGAAGGATTGGGAAGCACGCCGTAGACGTGAAATATTTGAGGATGATGAGCTTTTTTATAAATGGGTTAACGCTGTAAACATACTATCTTATAGTAAAGAAAAGCTGGGTCTTTCTATTGAAGAAAGACAATCTATATGGAAAATGCTTCATGGTACTCCTGCAGATATAAACCTGGCTCTAGAAATACTGGAGCAATACAAAGCACATAATGAAACATAATATCTATCACGGTCACTTAGTAAAGACCAATGGTAAACTAGAACATAGAGATGCAGGATCTTCTTCTAAGTATCATGAGTTTGTAAAGAACATAGAAGAGAATCAGATGGTAGAAGTATTCATGGAAGCTACTACTGATAATGGCACCGTACCTCAACTAGCTAAGATCCATGCATGCATAAGAGAATTAGCCAAAGATACCGGCTATAGTTTTGAAGACATGAAGCTTGAGGTCAAGAGACAAGCAGGCTTATGTGTAAAAAAGAATCTTGGAGGAGAAGTATTTATGGTATGTAAATCATTTGCTGATTGCTCCAAGGATGAACTAGCCCTAGCTATTGAAGCTATAATACAAATAGGTGATACTACCGGGGGTAACTATAGATAGCGCCTAACGGTTCGGGTATTGCCGAAGGCAGGGATTTAGAAGCAGAAAGTTTCAACCTTGCACAAATGCCCAATAGAAGTACAAAAGATTAATTAACCGAGAATACCCTGCTTTTGGCAATACCTTGTTAGGTGCAGTGCTTCTCACAAACTAAAATAAAATGATACCAAAAGAAAAAGCAAGGCAAATGGTTTTAAGTATGTCAAGCAATATCGGGTTGAATGCGAAATCGTCAAGCGACCAATGTATTTTTGAGGCTAAAAAGTGTGCTATTATTGCCACAGACTACCTTATTGATGAATGGAATAACGAAGGTGGGAGAAAAGCCAAACAAAAATATTGGATGGAAGTAAGAAATGAAGTCGAAAGATTTACTAACGATATTGTTTTTTAGCATTGCACCTAACTAGCATATTGGCGCATAAAACATAGGCTTATCTCACCGCTGATGGTGGATAGGGAAACAAACTAAAACAGAAACAATGAATTGGGAAGAAAAAAGGCTCAAGCGAATAGAAGAACAGCAAAAAGAGGATCAACGAAAATTTGAAGAGCGGAGAGATGGGTGCATTATCAAAATAATTGTATATTCTATTGTTGCTGCTATAATCATAACTCTATTGGTTGCTGTTACTCAACTTGATAGAGATTATAAAAAAGAAATCGTAAAAGAAGCTATTGAAGAATCAAAACAGAAACAATGAGCGAAAACTATAAAAAGATAAAGTGGCATAATGTCATATTTGCTGTGATATGTTTGATATTAACAACAGGATTAGTTATTGCCTGTTATATTGAGCCTGTTCTAACATTATTTGTGTTAGCCATTATATTGTGGCTTATTGATGCTAGAAATTCAAAACCAAACTTTTAACACCGACACCCTATGAGCGACAAACCGAAAACAGCCGTGCAGTGGCTGATTGAGAATCTTGATATAATGGGAATACCATTATTATCAGATGAAAAAGAGTTATGTAAACAAGCCCTAGCGATGGAACGGGAAAGCATGATAGAATTTGCCAAAAAGTACGAGGATTATTCTTGGAAGGCGTATCAAAACAATAGATACGTTCCGCCAATGACCACAGAACAATACTACACCGAAACCTACGGAGAATAACATGGAAAATATACCAACAGCAGAAGAATTTTTAGAGTTATGGAAAGATTCTAAATACCCGATTTCATATCAGATGAAACAGTTTGCTAAACTTCATGTAGAAGCTGCATTGAAAGCTGCTGCTGATACCGCTGAAGTGAATTTCAATTCTGACGACTTTAGATTCGCTTTTGAATCTTGCTATCCACTTAATGATATTAAATAATGGAAATTAATATGAAAGACTTTATACCAAACAAACAAGCATTAGAACTCAAAGAACTTGGGTTTGATGAAGCTATTTCAACTTATTATAGTTATCCCGACAATGAATTAGGATATACAATGGACGCTCACAACAGAGTTTCAGTCAGAAGAAATAGTCAATTTGGATATGCTGTTTCTGCTCCAACTTTCTCACAAGCCTTCCGATGGTTTAGAGAGAAGTATGGATTAAGGGCATCTATTACAGATTTTATTGATGATAAAATAGGGATTGAGTGGGATTATGAAATTGCTGTAATTGGGACAGATTTAGATGAGAATGGGAATTACAAACCATTAGTGGATTATTCAACTGATGATGAAAATAGAAAATTTAAAACTTACGAAGAAGCAGAACTTGCTTGTCTTAAAAAGCTAATAGAAATCTGTAAAAACAAATAGTATGGAACACAAAATAATAACCACAGAAAACTATCTACTTGTTGTAGATGAATCAGAGATTAAAGAAGGTGATTACTATTTGTTTACTTGGGGTGGAGAGCAAGATATACAAAGATTTAAAGACCAAGAATCTGATAGAGAAAATCATAAATATTTGTATAGAACTGCTTGTAAAAAAATTATAGCACATTTACCAATTAACTCACCAATACTTGAAGGTGTAGATTTACTACCACCACTTGAAGATGAGGTTGAGAAGTTGGCTGATGAAATAGTTGGTGATTCAATTTACTATGAAGAAGATAGAGTTAATTTATCTGATGGAATGGATTTATTTATGCTTGGTTACAACAAAACCAAAGAGAAGTATAAGTACACAGAGGAGGATGTTCTTGATGCTTGGGAATTAGGAGCTTCAGAAGGACTACCATTAACAAGGGAAAAAAAGAATAATTTAATTAAGCACCTACAACAACCAAAGATGCCTGTTGCATTTGAACATGAAAATACAATAAGACCTGATACAGGAGATTTACGTAAAGAAGTTCCTGCTCAATGGGTAGGAGAATATATTTATTAAACAAACTAACATGAAGAACTTATTTAAATACAATAGAGAAACTCTCCAGTTTGAAAAAGTAAAGAAGAAGTCTTATGCTAAAGTTATTCTGGTTTTACTATCATCCCTCTGTATTCTATTTGTGATTGGATGGTTATCAGGAACAAATAGTTACATAGTCAACAAGATTACTCACAACACTAAACAAACAGATACTGTATATGTAGAAGCTCAGCCTTTTAGTGAAGAAGCTTTAATAGATCTATTAAGAAAGACTAATATTAAGTATCCTTATATTGTACTGGCCCAGGCTAAGATTGAATCAGGGAACTTTACTAGTAAGATATTTAAGAGTAATCATAATCTATTTGGAATGAAGGAACCTAATGTAAGAACAACAACAGCATTAGGCACTAAGTCTGGACACGCTTATTACTCAGACTGGGTTAGTTCTGTATATGATTATGCTATGTTTCAGAATAATAGAATGCAAGGAGTAGATTCAGAGTCAGAATATTATGCTAAATTAGCTGATGGATACGCAGCTGATTCTACCTATGCTGTAGTTATTAAGAAAACAGTAGACAGCTTAAAACTTAAGAAATACTTCCAGGAGTAATGCTAAATGAAAACATACCATATTTTAAATGTCTAGTAAGACTATCTCACTTTACTAAGAAAGAAGAAGACAAAAATAAGTATCACAATGCTTATGCTTTTGCTATTCAATCTGTTGAAGGTAAGATACTTACATTTCATATAATGACAGATTATGGTATGTTAAGATCTAGGGTACCTATATCAGAGATATTTCTTAAAGAACCGGTAAATGATATACCTTACTACTATAAGCAACTATGGGATTGTTTTGCTAATGATGTTACTGTAATAGAATATGGATTCTTAAAAGAAAGAAAATGTAAAGTAATACTCAGAGATAAGAGTTTTATCTGGGCTACTTACATGTTTACAGTAGATTGGCAGAACAATCCTTATAGTAATGAGCCAAGTGATTATAAATGCGGGCACATACTAGTAGCTGATGATGGATATCTACTTTGCATGCCTAATAATAGAATATTCTGGAAGGATTCTAACTGGGTAACAAAAGAATTCCCAATAGATCCAAAGGATATAAAAGTAGATAATCAGTTACTTTCTGTAGAATCAGTTGCAGATAGGTGGGTATCTGAAGATACAGATAGCTTTTACTATGATATAAAAAAGATTTAAGAAGCTTTTTCATCTTCAGGTAATTCTACTTCTTGATCTGTAATTTTATTTTGTTCTTTTGCTTGCAACTCAATTTCATTAATCAAAATTAATATTGTTGCAAGATTGTACTCATTGGAATCTTTAAACTCATTGTTGTTATTTTGAAGCCTCGTAAAAAAGTCTTTAAGATCTTCTTCTTTAAAGTTTCCCATTAGGGAAAACAAAAGATTTTGTATTCTCATGTAATAAGCACCGCTTATTTGAATGTTAATGATATTCTCGTAAGGAATAGATTTAACTTGCATCTTTTTAGCCATAACTCAAAGATAATAAAATGACACAAACAGTAAACATAGAAGATGTAAAAAACAAGCTGTATTTAAAGCTTAAAGAATCAGGATGGGGAGATAAACTTAAAACATTTATCCAGAGCTCTGACTTTGAGAAGATACTAAGCTATCTTCTTAATGAAGTTAATCAGGGTAGAAGGTTTACTCCTCCTCTTAAACAAGTATTTACAGCTTTTGAAAAATGTAAATACTCTGATCTTAAGGTAGTTATAGTAGGGCAAGATCCCTATCCTTACGAAAAAGTTGCTGATGGCATGGCTTTTTCATGCAGTAATGATGGAAAAATTCAAGCCTCATTAAGGTATATGAATAAAGCTATTCAACACACAGTGTATAATGATTTACCATTAGATTATAAATCAGATCTTACTCCGTGGGCCGAGCAAGGTATTCTATTACTTAATAGCTCTCTTACTACAGAAATAGGTAAAATTGGCAAGCATTATCATATTTGGAATCCTTTTGTAACATTCTTAATTGATATGCTCAATGCGTATAACCCAGGTTTAATCTATGTATTTATGGGTAAACAAGCTCAAGAATGGATGGATCAGGTATCGGATAACAATCATAAACTAATATGTAGCCACCCAGCTTCTGCAGCTTACAACAATCAAGAAATGTGGAATTGCAATGATGTCTTTAATAAAACATCTAAACTGGTAAAAGAACACTATGGACAAGAAATTATTTGGTAAAAGAATTGAATTAGAAAAAATAGATAATATGACAAGAGGAAGTGCTTATGTTCTCTATGAAAAAGATGGAGAAATTTGGATTGGTTATTCAGATGAATTTAATGGAGATATGTATCCAGGTGGTAAATATGAAGACATGCTTACCGCACTTGGATCAGTAAAAACTTATGAAGACTATGGTTTAGCCATGCATAAGTTCAATAAAGAAAACTATAATTATAGTGATTACAATATATATCATAAACCCCTTAGTGAATACTTAAATTTGCCAAGTGTAAGTAACGAAATAGATCTTAATAGAGAATACTATACTTACTGGTTTAGTGATTACATATTTTTTCTAAATCTTACAGATAACCTTTTTACTTTTCATACTACTAAGAAAAAATCAATTGTTATAGATACAGGTGTAATAGCCACATTTAGTTTTGGAAAAGAAGAAGGAGTTTATAACTCAGATGGAGTTAAGAACCTAAAGCAATATAAAGAAGACTAAGTGCAAAAGCGGATGCTGCAGCATAAAAGGCAACCTTAAATACTTTTAGTTTATTATTAGATTCTTCTAATGAAGTACCAAGGTATTCTATTTGATCAGCTTGTTTATTTACTATAGTATCATATATAGCAAGTTGTATCTCTTGTTTAGAGATTATATTACTTTGAGCAACTATAGTACTGTCTTTATATTGTCCTAGCTTTTCAGAAATCTTTAGTAAAGTATCGCATTCATTTGCACCAATAAGCTTAAGAGAAATCACTCTTAATTCTTCTTGATTGAAGCAAATTGTGCTATCTTTGTGGGAGTCCTGCATTTGCGCGGATAATACTGTCCAGCTGAGTAACAGTGGCAGAAGGAACACTAGCTTTTTGATCACGGTATTTGATTTTAATTTTAGCCGGTAAGGAATTAAGACTATCAATAGCTTTTTCGTAAACAGCAATCTTTTTCATTTGAAAACTAATTTGAGAATCAAGCTTAGCTATGCTGTCTTTATATTTTTCAATATCTGATTTAACAGGTTTAGTTGCCGGTTGTTTCATATATACAAATAATAATGCTACTAAAAGTAGTAGTGAAAAAATAAAAAGTAAAAAGTCTTTGGTATTCATAACTGTAAAATATAAGCATAATTATGGAAGATACAATAGTAATTTTAAAAAAAGCTAAAAAAGAAGAATTTAAAGCAACCAAAAAAAATATTACAAAGTATGTAAAAAGCTTTAAATCAAGGTTTTATAAAAAGTTTGGATACGAACCTATTGTAGTATATGAAGATATGTATGACAAAAAACTCAAAAATCTAATCATTAGAAATAAAAGCACGAGTCTTAATCTAGAAGACATTGAAGCAATTTGTAATCAATTTGTTGATTTAAATGAATTTCCAGATGGTATAAAAACTCGATGCAGAAAACAAGAGTTAGCAAGGGTGCGACAAATTTATATGTATTTTGGTTATAAGTTAAATCATACATTAAACGATATTGCAGCTAGAATAGGTTATGATCATGCAATGGTTTGCCATTCTATTAAAGTAATTAATAATGTTATTGAAACTAACGATAAAAAGTATATTAAACTTTACTGGGATATACGCAACATAATACATGAAAAAACAGGAAGTAAAAACATTTTTTGACAACATTGTCAAACACAATCTAAGTCCAAATCAATTTTATTTGATGGTATGTATTTATGAAAATACATCTTCTATTAATATTAACATGCATCTAGAATTAAGGCAGTTATTAATAGGAGAATGGATTGATGAAAACAATAAACTTACTGCAAAAGCATATACTGTTCTTAATAGCTTAAACAGTTATTTTAGTTTAAGCAAGAAGAAAACAGATATGAGTTCTATGGGTATTGATTATCAAAACAATATTCAGAAGTATAGAAATTTGTTTCCAAAAGGTAAACTTCCTAGTGGTAAACCAGCAAGATCAAATGAGAAAGTTTTAGAACAAAATTTTCGTTGGTTTTTTGAAAATTATTCGTATACTTGGGATTCAATTCTGAAAGCTACAGCATATTATGTAGATGAGTTTGAGAAAAAGAACTTTCTATATATGCGTACTGCTCAATATTTTATTTGTAAATCAGAATTAGATAAAACCAAACAATCTGAATTAGCTGATTATTGTAGTATGATCGAGTCAGGAGACTTCGAGGAGGATGATAATCACTTTAAAGAAAGGGTAATATAATGAAAGAAGCTAAGTTTAAACCTTGGAAAAGTCAAAAAAACGGGTTCTTAGAATCTTTAAATTATCTAAAGGGAAGAAAAGATGGTATAATTAAAAGTCTAAAAACACCTTGGCATAAATTTAATGACGCAACTACTGATGGCTTAGAATGGCACTCTATGACTGTTATTGGTGGTAGACCAGGTGCAGGTAAGACTTTGATTAAAGACCAAATAATTAGAGAAGCCTTTAAATTAAATGCTGGAGAAAATTTCAGAGTACTGGAATTTCAGTTTGAAATGCTAGCTAGAACTTCCGCTATTCGTGAATATGCAAGTGTATTAGGTAGATCGTATAAATACCTATGCAGTGCAGATGGAACTTTATCTCAAGAAGACTTAGCTACATGTTATAATCACGCTAAAGAAAGAGTCAAATATCCTATAGATATTGTTGAAACTCCTATTACAGTTAATGAAATTAAAGAGGTAGTTCATAACTATATGGAAGAGCATATGGTCAATGGTAATTATACTAAGACTATTATTACTCTTGATCATTCTCTGTTAGTTAAAAAAGCTTCATACGAAAAAGATAAGTATGATACCTTATACAACTTAGGAGAAGCTATTACAGACCTAAAGCGTAAATACCCTATTATATTCATAATCTTAACCCAGCTAAACAGAAATATAGATAATCCTGAAAGAAATGAAGATGGTAAGTATGGTAATTACATACTTGAATCAGACATATTCGGTGCGGATGCTCTATTACAACACGCTGATACTGTGGTAGGTTTAAATAGACCGGGTAAGCAAAAGATTAGATTCTATGGTCCAGATAGATATGTAATTGAAGATGATAGAGTTCTTGTTTTACATTTTCTTAAGTGCAGAAATGGTGATGCAAGAATGAGTTTCTTTAGAGCCCAATTTGAAATTATGACAATTGTTGAATTAGAAACCCCACCTCAACAAGAAAGAAGAGTAAAAACATAGTAACATGATTGAAACAAAAGTAGAAAAACCAGAAGATCGTAGATCAAAAACAGCAGAGCTTAGGAAAGCTCATCAGGAGTATTTTGAAAAAGCCGAAATTAGCGCTGCTAAATTTGTACCAAAACTTGCTTACAAACCACCAGGAAAAGATGAATTATTTGTAGGCTTTTTTCCAAACGAATTAAGAGGCGGTGAAGATGTTTATACAGAATTTGCAAGTAGAGATCTTGAAGTAGAAGATCCAGAAAGAAATCTTTATAAATGGAAATATAATCCTCATTGGGAAGAAGAATATGAAAAAACAGAACCTGGTCCTTCAGGATCTTTTAGATATCTTATTCCTGTAATTGAGCTTGTTAAAGTTCAGAAAAAAGAGTTTGTAACAAAACCTTCTGCTAAAACAAATATTGAAACATCTGAACCATTTATGGAATTTGATCTTATAGATCCAGATATTGATGCTCAATTTGAGCAACTTACTATAAGAGATCTTGCAGCTATTTTGTTAAAGAAACCTGTAAGTAACAAAAAATGGTTAAATAAATTAATAACAGACAATTAATGGCACAAAGTATTTTAGTAATTGCTGAGTCAGGCAGTGGTAAATCCACAAGTATTGAAGGTCTTGATCCTAAAGAAACATTTATTATTAATGTTGCTAATAAACCTTTACCCTTCAAAGGATGGAAGAATAAGTATACACCTGTAAGTAAAGAAAATCCTAATGGTAATCTGAGTAATACCGGTACTCCACAAGGTATTATCAAAGCTTTAGATTACATTAATCAATCCAGACCAGAAATCAAGAATATTGTGATTGATGATTTTCAATACATGTCTTCATTTGAGTATTTTGACAGAGCTACAGAGAAAGGCTATGATAAGTTTACTCAAATAGCTTCAGGACTTGCAACAGTAGCAAAAAAACCAAAAGATCTTAGAGACGATCTAATGATCTATTTCCTTACTCATGCTGAAGAATCAGTAGATATGGATGGTAA